ATTGCTACCGCACTCGCTTCTACAGCAGAGTTTTCCGACATTTTCATTTCTCCAGATAATAAAAAAGCCCCGTTTGGGGCTTGGATTTGTTGTTAAGTAATTAGTTATACACCTACCATTTTGCTCGCATGAACAGACCAGTTTGTCGCTGTTTGATATGCTGTTAGTGATGCTGATGGAACTTGAATAACGCAGGAAGAATTCAAATTATCAAAAGTATCTGATGAGATTGTTGGAGTGTTTGCTGACAAACATTTAATTAATTCGCATGAAGTCGCATTCATAAATGCTCCTGAACCAATACTTTGAACACTTAATCCAAATTCAATAGACAATAATGAGGTGCAATTCAGAAATGCAGTAGAGCCTATCGATGTAACACTCGACGGAATAACTAAGTCTTTCAATTTATTCCAAGCTTGAAATGAGCTGCTGCCAATTGTTTGTAGTGTCTCAGGAAGCTCCAAAGTTTCTGCATTAACCCAGTTTGAAAATGAAGCTAAACCTACAGAAGTTGCTGCTATGATTTTTAACCCAGTTGCATGATAACCAAAAGCTGTATATGTTGCGTTATAAGAGACAAATGCAAAATCAGCAATTGCAGCATTAATTTTAGAACCAAGTGTAACTACTCCTATGTTTCTCGGAAAGTTACTGCTATCACCTGACCACGTTATTTCTCCTCCAATTGGGTCGCTCGGACTATAAAGCTCGACTGTTTTGCTTGCACCGCCTTTTGTTGCTGTAACTGTTACTTTTTGAGCAGAATTATAAATTTCACCACCAAAATCAACCGTGAAATTTCCGCTACCATCAGCTATACCCGTGTATGTCGCCATTATTCTTCCACCTCAATTGTGATTGTTGCTCCTGCTTCAGCAGTTCCGCTTATGCTTGAGCCATCAAATTTCATATTTGCAGTTAGTGATTCATCAACATTCACTGTAATATTTGCATCAGGTACTGTTGATCCAACAACCTCATTTGCATCCACAGTTGCTGCCAGAATTAAGCTAACGCTCTCTCCGAAAAAGCTATGTTCAAAGATTTTTAAACTCTCATAGCCATCCCTAAGCGACCAAAGTTTTATCTTATGGGGCTTATTGGGAATTAATAGCGAACTCTCGAACGTGTGAGTAGTACCGCCAATACTAGAAGCTTCATCCAAAACCACACCCTCTGATGACAGCTCAATTGAATAAGTCACGCCTGTTTCTTTGGCTACACCGCCTTCTGTCCAGCCAAGAATCGAACCACCTGTTTGCTGTATTCGGTTTCTATCAACCCACGTCACAACAACATCATTCGAGACAACGATGCTTTGAGGGAAATACACATCATTTAGTTTAATGTTTGCAGGCGGATATGGTCGTATAGGTCTGGCATTTATTTCTAATGACAGAACCGGCGCAGAAGCTAAGTCCTGAATCCCACTTGGGGTGGTAGTCAAAACTTTTGAATTAATCACTTCACTTAAAACATACTGCTCAGTATCAAATGCATTGAAAGCATCATAGAAATAAAAAACCGCATCTTGCGAATGCGGTTTAGGGTGAGTATCTAATGCAGCCCTTTTTACTGTTAGCACCTTGGTTTCAGGGTCATAGCCTTGATACACCATCAACTCATCTTCACAAAGAATCAAGGTTCCAACTTCAGCTTGGCTGATATTGGCTACATTCTTAACTGCAAATGTTGTATCCAAATATCCAATCGTTTGATCAAGAGTAGCCACTGGGCAGTAATCAACGATTGAAGCTTGTTGATAGCCTGTTCCACTGTCTGTATATAGCAATGCATTTATAGAGTTATTTTGAGGCTTTTTAGTTGCAACAACGAGATATCCAAGATCCGGATTGTTTGCTAATTCAGCATCAACTTGGGTTTGTCCAAAACGTTGCACAGCTTCAAAATACGGCATTTCAAAAGCAATGCTTTGGTTAGGCTGAGGCGGTAATACCACTGATGTTGGTGGATCAACATTGATTGTTGGAAATACAGTTGATGAGTAAGGTATTACCTCAACCCAATCTAATGTAACTGTATTATCACGCCCATCACCCAGACCGATTTTCATAATGCGAATTGGCACTTCAATCATATTCTGATTATGCCAAGTCAGCTTTACGACATCATATCTATTGATCTTTCGAGCATCGTACTTACCTGTTTTGAAAGACCCTTTTCGAGTCGGAGTTGAGAGTTGCTTAAGCTTCCAATTACCTACCAATTCAGCATTTCGACGATTCATAAAATATGGAAAATCGAGTGTTTCAGCATTTGGTTGGTTAGATAAGATTGAACCTAATTCATCAAGCGAAAACGATGAATCTTTGATGTTATCTCGATCATAATAATTCACATTAACCGAATTAATTACATCATCAATATTTGCAGTTTCAATATTAAATGATTCTGATTTTATATTGCTCTCATCAAATAATTGAGCATTATCTAAGTCTAAAAGATCATCACGAAATAAAATGATTTCATATAAGCCAGTTTGACGATTTACTCGAATCCCTGCCTCTATGTGATACAGCAATTCATCAATCGCTTCTTTGCATGATTTCTCAGTAAAAGCACCTGAAACACCAAGCCCTTCTTCCCATATTCTTGTTGCTGCAGATTTGAAATTGTTATCGTTAATCATTGACTCAGGCTTGTTCATTGCTGTGTCATTTGTAATGATTTCTCGTATTTGGTGAATTGGATTTATATCTGGATAACTTTCTTCCGAATAGTCTCCTGATCTAATATTTTTTGAAACAATATCAACAGTATTACCCAAGTAATCAGTTGGGGTTACAGGGTTAACTGTGATAACACCTGTCGCAGTTGATTTAACAGAAATCTTCGCCCCGACTGAAGCTAAGCCTCTTATTACTATATGGTTTTCATAACCATTTGGAGCCAGATTCTTTTCAACTTCCTCTACAGAAAATCCTGACACATCTACAGTTGTTTTTTCACCATAAGTCATTATTGTTACTTCAATGTCTACAATCCCCTTCAAATCACTCAAGACTTGCATTGAGACAAATGTTGAAGCACTCTTATAAACATCTCTATCTAAAGACCCGTACCATACCTTGCCACCAGAACCCTGTGAAATAATGCCATCGCGCACAATTTCTTTGGATATGAATGTTTCTTGGTTTTCTCCTGCCACATTATTTAAATACTCTATCCAGTTAACAACGCTGTCCGCTGCAGTGCCAATCCTGCTTTCATCAAAAATAGAATGAACTCTTGCAAAAATCTCACAAACTATTATTGATAGTGTTTCAGTTGCTGTTAGTTTAAACCATTGCTCGCTTCCATCATCTTTTATGCGAGTGCGTTTGGGCCAGTAAAGTACTTCTTTTAACATGCCCGACATTGAAACGAGATGAAAGCCTTTATCTAAACTATCGCCACGAAAGACAAGGTACGATAAATATGGAAAAGATGATACAAGATCGCTGTCATGCTCAGCGAGATATTCATTTTGACGTAAGTTTTCAGGACGACCAGTGTGAATATCAATTGTTCCAGCCCAACCGCCCTCTGCTTTATCCCCACCAAATAAGTTTGTCTTATCAAAAGATATAGAAACATCCCCCTCTTTAAGTATGTCTTGAGAAGTCTTGTCTGATAAAATCCAGCCCCGATTATCAGGGTTGATATTTAATATTTGCTCAATACAATTGCCAAGTACAACTTGCAAACCTGCGAAGTATTTATAACCAACTGTTTGACTACTGCTTCCGCCCATCTTGATTCTCACTTTCATAAAATGCGATTGCTTGCTGGGCCATCGCATCATGTCCAAATTTAGCTATAAAGTCTTCGATCAACATTCCATTTGCAAAGAAGTCAGATACTTCTGATTTGCTCAAACCATAAAATTCAGTGAATACTCTCAAGCTACCCTTTGCGCACATGCTTACTGATCTTAAATGCCGCATATAAATACGCCCTGATATTTCAGGGCGTTTACGTATAAAGATAGCTGTCATTTCTTCCCACCTTTAGATTTGATCGGATCAGTGTCTTCATTTCCTTTCCATACGATGTTTCCATGTATATGAGGCGAACCAAAGATTGAAGAAAATGAAACACCTTCATCAGCCAACGAACCATCTAGTTGAGAAGCTTCAGGTCGGTTTTTCTTCTGCATTTTTCGCATTGTGTAATACGAATAAGCAGCAGAAAGTAATGCGATTACTATGGCAACAACTGCAAACATATAAACCTCACTTTACAATCTGATCATTCACTGGATTTGAATTTGGGATATTTGGAAAGCCCATAAATCTAGGTGTATTTTTAAATAAGGTATGACAAGGGCCTGTTCTTGTTTGATCACAACCTGGCGCAAGTTTCACAACATCATTTACTTGCAAACCAAAGTGCTGGCGTTCTAAATTAACAGTATTGGAACCTGTAGTTTCGAAATCCGTGCTTCTGAGAATTGTCGTAAATATTCCATCTTTATGAAGCACACCACGATTAAAATAATTGTTTGGATAGGATTTAATTTCAGTTACTGGATTGCCTTCCCCATCCAAAACAGGATCACCATTTTCATCAAGAACAGGAGTAGGATTGACTGTGAAAGTTACAGTCAAGCTGCTTATTGCTGTCACAGTAATTTCAACCGACCAATCTTCAATATTCAGACCACAAAACCTGTCATAAGTTTTATTTGAGCATGACTTTTGAAACTTACGTGTCAAAATACTCTTGTTCTGTTGAGTCTCAGCAGTCGAACTCACAAGCGTCATTGTGTTCGCATCATCATCAAATTTTGGCTGTGTAACACGACCAATATGAATGACTAATGTCTCGCCTTTATACAGCTCAAGAATAGTGACCGTAACGCTTTTGAAGTAAATCTTGTTGATGAATAATGCTTGCAGGTCATCGCCTTCAGCATTCAGGATTTGCATGGGATACGGAAAAGTAATTTCTGTATCGCACTTATCAATATCTTCATCTGTAATGTCGCCACGACCCGAAACCAATGGCAAATAAGTATGCCCGTTATGTTCAACGGCTTTGGCTGCACTGGTTAGATACCAAGTCTTGTCACCATGCTTGAACTCAAATAAGTCTTTTTTAGATTTAAATAAATTCATCATGGTAATAACTCAACTATTGGCACAGTCGCTTCAACAATGTCAGCGCCTTTAAAGTAAAACTCTACTGCATCACTATTTAGACGATACAAGCCAAGATATGAAACTCGTTCAATACTTGTTGGTGGCTGTGGCGTAAGATTCATCACAATGTTTTCACCGCTTACACTGGTTGAAGTGACTGAATGTGCTGTCCAAACGCCATTTGCTTTAATTGCGATATTCTTTCGATCATTCAAGTAATTGTCATTTTTGACAGTGATGCCATAACTACCACGAGAAACTAAATTGAAATTGTTCTGGTAACTCGGCAACCAAAACGGATTTAGGCGACCACGACGACGGTAAAACCATTTCTTGTAATCAATGTACTCTTGACGATTACGCATAATCACTCGAAAGTTCTTATTGATCAGAGGATTAACCCAGTGAGTAAATTGCCAAAACTGCCCTATCTCACCGTCGACAATGCTTTGGTGCTGCTCAAAGTTGATATCTAGAAAGTCGCCATCAAGCAGTAAAGGGGTGAAGTAAATATCATCGCCTTTGTATTGCTGCGGTTCATCTGCAATTGGATATTCAACACTATCTAGTACTCTTAAATTGAGTGTAGGCTTGAACATCAAACCATTGGCTTGTGACGTTGGGTTGCCAGCAATAATGACTTTTCTCAAAGGTTGGATTTGCGCATTAGTTGCTGTTACAGACTCATTTAATCGATATCCATCAATGTATGTCGGCACCTCTTCAATCACTTCGTAGCGTCCGATTTCAGTCACTTCTGCAACATTTAAACTTGTACTTGTTTCGATAAGCACTAAAGAACCAACATCAATGCTTAAATCGCTTGTATTTGTTTCGATGAAGTCATCAGATAGATTACCAACCAATTTCGATTCTAAAGGCTGTGGTACTAAGAACTCTTTGCGCATCCATGAATAAAGATCGTTAAACATTTCAGGCACTTCATCCTTGAATGCGATCATAGACCAGTTAAATGATTGTCTTGCAGCATCGAGTAAAGGAATCCTTTCCTCACTTGTAGCATCAAAACTTTGGTGAACATCAGTCTTGAACTCATAACGTTCAGTTGTTTCAAGCAATGGACATTTGGTGAGCAAGATATATTCATGCCCGTTTACTGTGACTTTCATATATTTCACCCATAAAAAACCGACCTTAAATTGGTCGGTTCTAAGTACTATTATTTAATTTTACACTCATCCAGAAATCCTCCAGACAAGCACAGCTATGGCAGTTATTAAGCCACCTAAACTTGCAAGTACCAAAGAAATACTTTTCCCATAAGCCATAATGATGGCTACTTTTCCTGCATCTTTTGTGCTCATTTTACCCTCTATACTAATATTGGGTTTGATGTTACTATTCTCTGTAGATAAAGACATTAATAGTTAATTCTCCTTAACTGTTAACAAAGAACCTCGGTGCTACCAACACTGGGGTTTTTGCTTATTTATGAATCCATGTTAGTGGATCCTGATAGCTTCAGGTTGCAAAAACCTGATTACTTCAAGAAATCGACTTATATTGAATAGTTCATTAAAAAAGCCGCCCTAAGGCAGCTCTTCTCTTATACGTGTAGATCTATTTATTATCAGGTTCTGGCCCTAAAGCACCCATGTTGTAAGCATTAACAGAATCAATATCTATAATTGCATAGTTTTCGCCATTTGTAGGGAATGATCTATCTCCAACAAAATATCTGGCATTCTTCAGGTAAAGGCGGGTGTATTTTTCTAAATCAAGCTTTTCCTCTGGATCTTCATCACCACCTTGCTCAGCCTTAACTTTATCAGCTAAATCATAAAATGATTTTAGAGTCTTATTTTGTTTCTGATCAAGATATGCAGATTTAGGAATTATTAATCCTGAAATAAGCAGACCATTAACTGCTAAAGTGACGCCATCACCACCATCTTTATATTTTTCAGGTTCTTCACTTACCAGATATGCAAGCATTCTAAGTTCAACATTTTTCATATTTTTACCGTTATTCTAAAGTAGAAGTGCCTATTAACTAGGCACACCTAACATACCACGAATTGTGGATTTATTGAGCTTAATGAAGTTCATAAAAACTTTAGTTCCATAAGGTGTTGCCATTGCTTGCGGGATCTCCTTAGGATCAATAAAGTTATTCACCACCATCTGATTGTCCACCACAGTTGGTGCAGCGCTTTGAGTAGAGCCAGCATTTCTCTGATTAATCGATGTATTGATTAAATCAGATTGTCGCTGTTGACGTTGAATAGCACTTAACTGAGCAGCATCATGATTAGGCGGTAATTCACCTGTTTTGTTCATGTAGTTAAGATTTTCAAGACCAATACTCGCAGCAGATGAAGCTTTGAACATAAATTCTTTATCTGAAGCCATGATTGGAATGCTGTCACTTGTTGTTGTGCCTGGTCCTCTAATCTGACCGCCAGTTGCGAAGCCTTGAGGGGTGAAATTAGCAGAGCCTAATATTGAAAGGATTTGCGCACCCTGCCCAATAGCACCTGCAATCATCGGTAAATTGTATGGAAATCCTATTTCTGAAGCTTTTGAAATGTTGTTCGCAAGTGAGACTGCTGCTTGTGCAACAGCGAACCCTTTCTCAAGTGCAAACATAGCGGTATATGCTCTTGATTGCTCTCCAAACATAACCTTAAACATTTCTGACATTGACCCAGTAATTTGTTCTCCATAAGAAAGATTTAACTTAAAAGATGAAGCCTGATATTCCGACTCAATCAAAGCCATTCGATCCATATGAGCTTGCCAAATGGATTCTCTTTCTTCTGCGGTTTTCGCCAAGGCGTTTTGTGCATCCACTAATGCTAGAGACTGTCCTGTCCGATCCTGACGAGTCTGATCTAACTGGAACATCTGGCTATTGCCAGTCATTTCGGCATAGGTTGATTGCCAGTTCTTCACTGCTTGAGCTGATTTGGTAATCTGCTCCAATTGCTGCTGAGCTTGCAACAAGGACAGGCGCTTACTTCGCTCCTCTGCATCCATAGCCGTCCGCTCAATCTCCTCACGCTCAAGTCTGTAACGTTCACGCATAGCTTCAGTTTCAGACATGAGGAAAAGTTTGGACTGGAAAAGGCGCTGTTCTTGGGCGAGTTTTACAAGAGCTAGCTCTTGCTGTTCTTGCTCATTAAGCTTTTGAAGACGCAGTTCTTTCATCTCATCATTAAAGCGACCAGACTGAGAAACCATTTCTCTTTGCGTTTCATAGAAGAATTTAAGCTTATATTCTTCTGACCAGCGGAAAGAGTCATTTTCCTCTGTTAGCTGTCTAAGGTACATCCAAGTTTCAAAGTCATATCTTTGCTTAGCAAATTGCATGTATTTATCATGCTCTTCTTTGAAATTTGCATCAGATATATCTTTAACTTGTCTTCGATATTCAATACCAATTCTTTCGAAATCATCGGCAAAGTCATAAGAAATAGTAGCCCTAGACTGAGCTTGCTGCTCCTTGATTCTATCAGCCTCTTTCTGCTGTTTCTGATACTCAGATGTCTGTTTCTTACTCTCCCTTAAAGATGCTCGTTTAGATTCTAAGATTGCGTCCTGCTTGTCTTTAAGTTGCTGAGTTAGGTTTACATTTCTTAAAACACTATCAATCTCTTGCTTGGACAAGATTGCACTCTCACCCTTAGCTTTTTGAAGTTCGTAGATTGCATTTGTTTGTTCAATTGTAAAACCTTTCTCCAGATAACCTTGCTTATAAAGGCTTTCAAAGGCAGATTCTTTTTGCTTATTCTGAAAGTCTTGAAGAGCTTTAGTGGCCTTATTTGCAGCTAATGCTGTCCCTTCTAATGCTTCACTTTGCAAGTTATGTTGTATCGCAGCATTCTGTGCTTTATTCCCAGCCACGACTACTTCCACACCAAAAATCTTTAATGCAGTTGCCGATTTGTTTGCTTTCTCATAATTAGCGTCGTATTGTTCAACTTGCTTTTTTAGTGCGTTATACAAATCTGGAGATATTTTCATATCATTCAGCTGAGTAATAGCATCACTGTAGCTGATCGTTCCCTTATTAGCTTGATTGATAACTTCAACTACTTTCCAGTTACCCTTCTCATAATTTTGAATATCAATCAAAGCAGAACCAACTGCTAGTCTCGACTTTTCAAGCGCCTTATTTTGTGCATCAAATGCAGTTGTTAAATCATTAACTGCTGATTTTCGCTCCACACCATTAAGTTTTTCAAGTTCAGATCGAGTTCTGTCTGCAATCTTTCCTTGCTCTTCAAGCTTTTTGTTTGCATCGTCTGCCCGCTGCTGGAGATACATATATCCAGCAGCCAACCCTGCTACCCCTAAGGTAATTGCGCCAACTGGACCGCCAATCAGAGCGAAAGCTCCACTGGCCAAACGTCCAAAACTTAATGACGCAGCATTAAGCCTACCTTGTGCTACTGTTTGAGCGTTGGTTGCTGCTGTAACTGCATCTTGAGCTACCACATAGCGAGCATTTGCTGCCGTAGCCCCAAATTTAGCCTGAGCTTCAGCATTAGTTGCCTGTACATTTGCCAAGTGTGCTTTAGCTGCATTTAAAGTTGCAGTGGATTCTGCATATTCAGCTTGAGCGTTGGATAATGTTGCTTGTCGGCTTGCAAGTGTTGAAACTACTCCATCTTTAACTACTTTGCCTTTCATTAAGATTGCTTGTGTTATAAGTCCAATACCCACAACAATGGCACCATCGGTGATGAGTTCAAGATTGCTCGCAAGTCCTCGAATACTTCCTGACAGCAACTGGGCTGCACCAGTTCCTTTCCCAGCTTCCCCTGCAAACTTGGTGATTTCATTGTTTAAAAGAGTTAATGACTGACCAACAGTAATCTCGGTTCTACCAAACACCTCATCCACATTGGACTCTACATTCCTTAAGGCCTTAACAATTTCTTGGGAGGTTATTTTCCCCTCAGCCGCCACAGAACGTAGTTCACCAATTGTTATACCCATCCCCTGAGCAATAGCCTTCGCTAGCGCAGGAGTTTGCTCCATTACAGAATTAAGTTCCTCACCACGAAGCGTGCCGCTAGCAAGGGCTTGTCCAAACTGAACCAATGCGGCATCTGCAGCCTGTGCACTAGCTCCACTAATAGCTACAGCTTTAGAAACTGTCTCTGTTAAACGTGCTGTATCATCCATTGTTAGGTTAAGCGTCTTAGCATTATCACTAAAACGTTGGTAAACCTGCAAAACTGAATCCCAAGCAGAATATGTCTTTTGAGCAATCCTAAAGGTGTCTTCTGTTGCCTTATTTAATTGATCTTGTGAATTAGTTACTAGCTTCAATCTATTTTGAAGGCCTGTATAGGCATCCATTTTGCTAATTGCCGCTCCGACAGTTACCAACCCAGCCATATACCCAGCAAGTTGACGTGTTGCTACCGACAAGCCATCCATAGACTTAGTGGCAAAATCACCCTTACGTTCAATACTGTCTAACTCATTGCTAAGGTTCCGAGCATTTCTTTCTGCATTTTTGGAATCAATAACAATAACCAAACGAGATTCTTGTGCCATTTTACTTTCCTCTAGGCAATAAAAAACCGCCTGTTAAGGCGCTTTATAAAACTGTTCTTACTTACGGTGTATTCCACACCTACTCAATTAATCAAATGCATTTGGATTGCTGCTACATGTTTGCTTAATTTTATCATCTGCATAAACATCTTCTGACGATAGTTTTGGGTACGAACCAATATCTTTGTAATATTGAATCCCTTTTTTAATGCATACATCGTGTTTATTAGTACATGCAGTTAATGCCAGCAGTAAATTAATTAGAATTATAATTTTCATCTCAATCAACCTTGTTGAAGTTTTTAATAACTTTGTAGGTAATATTTTGATTGTTTGCGTCGATAATTTCGAGTAAAGCACCTTTGTAACCAATCTGTTTTGATTCATTTAAATCATATTCAACATCATTGTTGAATGCGGGACGAGCCATGTTGCTTGAAAATTCTCTATAGCCAATATTAATTTTATTGCCAACTTTTCCGCTATAAATTAGTGTTTGTTGAAATGAATTTTCACTAGCTATGTTAGTTTTCTTAATAGCAAAGCTCTTATCAGCTTGACAAGCTTTTAAATTGAAAACTGTAATAACACAAAGTTTGCCATCGGGCGTGGTCATTAAAGCCTGTGCTGGATCTGCCATAAATGCTTTTTGCACCATAGCTCCAGTAGCACTTACTAAAGTGAAGTATTTACCTTCCTCATTTTCACCCGTTTTAGTAAATTGCCCTGCTGGAATAGTATATAAACTTATCTTTGTTTGCTGCTGCAACTCTAGAACATCGTTTTGCCTCAAAGTACCTTGCACCAGCATTTGATCACCCACACTCACAGTATTGATAGTATTAATAGGTGGTTTGCTCATATTACTAATAGTCATAGTGGTGTTATAAACTGGCGTAGCGCAACCAACTAGTAATAAGCCAAATGATAAAGTTAAAAATATTTTTTTCATAAAAAATCCCCAATGTTTCCATTGAGGATATTTTGTTTTTGGTGAAAAATCTACCTAATATAATTATGCAACATTCAACATGGTTGATATTCTATCAGCCCCTTGCTTCTCACCTCTACATGAGATTATTTCTATACTTGAACCACTACATTGTTCCCTTAAAAGAGATATATGTTCATCCATTTTATCGCGCATTTTCTTTGTCACAAGCACACCATCAGGATTCGGTACAAATAGAATTAAATCCAATCTATTAGACTGCCCATGATCCTCTAAGATTTGCAAATCAACCAAACTCGTCTTAACTCTTGATATGGTTTTTACTGTACAAACATTAAACTTGGCAGCATATCTTGTTGAATAAAATCCGCATTTAATTTTCACATTCTTGGAAACTGCCACTGAATAATTAAAAGCTTTCTCATAGGCTGGATGGTCTTTTAGAAACTCCTGCTTAATCTTATTTCCCCAATTTAGCTCTGCTGAGTCATGCTCTTGTGATTCATCATTGAAAAGCTCTTTAATAGCAAGCTCACCAAGACTAGCGGACCTTTTTAGACCTTGCCTTGCAATCCCTCTTAGATCAGCAGATGAAGCATTTGACCAATCCCCATCATAGACGCCTTCAATGCAGTTATTCAATTCACCATTATTCTTGATAATCTGAGACTTAATATATTTAATTAGATTTCTAAATGGGAGGGATCTTGTACCATATAGGTTATCTATCACATTTTCATGTAGGGTTTCATAATACGAAAAATCACTGCCATTTTTTACTACAATCAGGATGGTAATTCTTTCACCACTATTATGTATTGGCTCAAAATATACTGGTTTCCACTGAGCCCTGTATGCAGGCGCATCAGGAAAATCTAAAGAATCAAACATTCCAACCTCCCGCTAAGCTTAGTTGACTATCATCCGAATCCTGTGTAATAGAATTTTTAACTAGGACATCTAAAACAGTTAATCTTTCCAAAATAAAGCTGTTTGTAAATTTGGTCCGTTCAGCATAACTTGTTGCATTAAGATTTACAGCATTTAAAACATTTAGTGCGTCAGCGTGTGACTCTTTGAAACACTCAGCAACGCAAGAATTCACTTTCCTCATTATCTTGTGAATATCTACATCATTAGAGCCGCGGTAATGTTTATATATATCTGAGATATTCCCAATCCTAAAGTCATCTGCTATCTCACCCTTTGGATTTTGCTTTGGATTTAAGCAATACTCATGATCAATAAACTTGAAATTTTCACCATCGTAAAGAATATTTCCGTTATTTCTATCAGGATTTGCCAGTAGCTCATCAAATGCAATTATCTTATGTAGGTCTTTGTAGTCTAAGATAAGTTGATCAGAAGCACTGTAATCCCTCAAAAATCTTTCAAAGTTTGGGTACTCTTCAGATTCAGATCCAAAGAAATACATGGTTTCTGCCACAACAATATCAGGATGATTTGGCTCAACTTTTACAATGATAGGCCTTGGAATTGGCAATCCGTAAACTCTACCAATTAAAGCTGTTATTAATTCAGCAATAATGACATTCGGATTTCTACATTCTTTAATATAAGCTTCAACTTCGCCATTGTTAGTAGCAATAAACCCCTTCCACATTCGATGTTGGCCAGCATTTATACTCATAGCTCCTTCACACAGTACTCCTGTGATTAGGTTCTCTTGTATAAACGTTGCTGCATTCATGTAATTCCCCAAAATGAAAATATTAATTATTTTTCATGGCATCAATCGTAACTTTTAACCCACCAAATCGACTAGAGAGCTCTTCCATAAGCTGTTCTGTACTGAGATCAGATGTGGATACTTTCTCTCCCTTCAAACTTTCCTGTAGCCTGTGGACAACCTCTGCATTGAGCGACCTACTATTCTCAATAGCAGCATGTTCTATTTCTTTCTTTAGCTCTATAGGCACTCTAATATTGATTTGCGGGTCCGCTCTAGACATCACTTTGAAGCTCAAAAACTTTTTTATAAGAATAATAGTATTACGGTGCTTGACACAATAGCATCACAGTTATATAAATATATCACGGTTATACATTGGAGATAAAAATGGCTAGAAAAGATCCTCAAATTAATATTCGCGTTCCAGAAGATACTCTTAATAAGTTAAAAATTGAAACTGAAAAAGAGCATCGCAGCTTAACAGCACAAGTAAACATTCTTATTGAAGAATGGATACTAAAGCGCTCAAACCATCAAGCTTAAAAACAAAGAAACCCTGCCGACTCTCAAATCAAACAGGGTTTTGTATCATTCCCTGACTAAGGAAAATCAACATGTCTAATTTAGCACAAATCAATGATACCCAAGTATCAATTATTAACTTCAATTCAATACCTGTTGTCACTACAGAAATGCTTGCGGATTTCTATAAAACCGATGCAAAGCACATTCAAAATAACTACCTTAGGAATAGTGCTAGATTCGTTGAAGGAAAGCACTTTTTTAAACTGGTGGGCGACCAATTAAAAAAGTTTAAGAACTTACCATCTTTAAGAGGGTTAGTTAATAAACGCGCTCCACACCTAACATTGTGGACAGAACGTGGTGCTGCCCGACATGCAAAGATGCTCGATACCGATCAAGCGTGGGAAGTATTCGAACAACTTGAGGATTGCTATTTTATCCGCAAGGAGATTTTAGCCAAAACCCACAAATCAGAACGTAAGCCTTTAACTAATGCTGTCAATCTTCTAGTTGCTAAAACAAAGCATCTTAACTACAGCGATGCATACAAACTGGTTCATCAGCGCTTTAATGTTCAGCATATTGATGAAATACCTTATGACTCTATCCCTGTTGCAGTTGAGTATGTCCATCACTTGATTGCTTTATATGGAAAAGCTGATCAACAAGGATCTTTGTTCGATAAAGAAAACTATGAACTAATCCGCGAATTAACGGAAGCTGTTCTAAGCCAAAACTTTATGATGCAAGATGTATGGAAAGCACTTATGCTCATTAATCAAAACGACATGATGTATTATTCAAAATATGTCTTAAAAGCTAATGAGCTAGCGAGAGAAGTAAGCATCAAATTGGACTTTAAAACGAAACAAAAAGTACCGCTTGTTAGCGAAGACTTAAGATCAATCAACTTTTTCGGCGGACTAAAAATGGATACAAACCCAAAATGGTTTAACGCCCCTGCTTGGTA